CTTTGGAAATGCCATGATGTATCCTCCTAAGATATTGATAGGGCATATAATTAAATACGCTCACACAACTACAGAGGCTGATATTATTAGGTGTGTAGTGGAGACAACTGCCGCCATCTCTTCTACAGGCTAATAAACTTACAGGTGATTCTGACAGTTTACTTGCTTTGCGTTACATGTTACTAGTTTATTTAAGGTGGTTATAGCGAATAACGGCTTAAGTAAACTGGCTACCGAAGTAGCCGTGTTTAAAGTTATAACATTACTTTTGTATTTGTCAACTATTATCTAGCGTTACCGCTGATATCGTATACAAATTTACCAGACTTAATGGCTTTAGAAATGGCTTCTTGGTTAGCTTCATACTGATGTGAGGTCATTTGGTTAACCGCAGACTCATAAACAACACCGTCTGTGTCTACATCAGCAGGGGATGATCTACTTCCTCTAGCCCCTACACTTACCTCAGCACCTTTATTAGACTCTCTAGTCTTAGTCTTTGTAATACCTTTGTCTACTTTATATAGATCAATGGCTCTAGCAGCCGCCTTTGCGTCTGTGTCGTTTTCATACAAAGCCTGTTGTACCCATTTTGGTTGTTCTTCTACCCAATCATGGAAGTCATCAGTGTCCCGAATCTTATCAAAGTCTGGGTGGAAACGCAGAAGTTCACCTTCAGCTTTGTCCCTAGCTGTCTCAAGTTCTCTTTCATCTAAAGAACGAAGACGTAGCTCAATTGATTCAGACTGCTCTTTAGCTTTCTTCATAGCAATGGATTCAACAATCTTAGCTACGTCTGGATATTGCTCAGCCCAAGCAGCAAGCTCTTGTTCTGTTTTAGGAAGCTTGATTTGATTGGTTGTGCTCTTTTGAAGCTGAGCTTTTAGTTCATCAATCTGTGTTTGAAGCTGTGTTTGCTGCTGCTGCGAATGTCTACGCAGATCTCCATAACGCTTCTTAAATGTTTTTTCCTCTGAAGATAAGTTGGAATCGTCTTCCTCTTGTTTCTTCTCGTTTTTATTTGCTTCTTGCAGTTCTTTAAGTTCTGCTTCTTCTTGCTCAATCTTTTCGTTATTGGCGTTACGTTTGCCAAAAGGGGAATAAGCTTTTACTTCTTGTTTCTGTTCTAAAACAACATCAGTCATAAATACCTCTATAAGTTGGGGCTAGCTGTTGCCGCCATGTGCGGGGAGATAGGTAGCCAATAATGGTGGGTTTATAAATATCGACCATCCCACCTCTGGTTACGATGCGTTAATTATATCACCTTTTTTTCTTTGCCATAAGTCCACCTTTAGCCATAGCTGGTTCTGTAGTTGATGAAAAATAAGGGGATAGATTACTCATAAACTGTTGGTCATCCATAGCTCCGGCAGGAGGGGGAGCTTGAAGTGATACTTGTTGTTGTAGCATGTCATCTGTAGGTGATACTTGTTGTTGTAGCATGTCATCTGTAGGTGATATTTGTTGTTGTGGCATGTCATTTGTAGCCATTCCTCCCATAGCCATTTGAGTTTCAGTAAGTTCTTCCTCTTCTGGCATCTCTGCCATAATACTATCAATGCTTTTAGAAAACTCATCGCCATGTAAAGCTTCTGGGTTTTCAACTTGATCAGCATTACCCATCTGACCAATCTCATCCATCTTACGCAAACCGTCTTTAGCTAAATCACGAATTTGCATGAGTCTTTCTAAACCAACATAGCGCACAACATCAGCAGGAAAAACAAACTCGCCTTCACTAAGCTTAGCACTGATGTCATCTCTCACTTCGTTCTGCATAGCGCCGGGAGGCACTTCATTACCACTAACTGGATCAACTGTCCCCCCTTGATCAGGCATGCCGCCTTCTGCAAAAAGTCTTTGTGTTCGGTTGTTATACATTTACTTCATCCTTTAAATATTTTAAGCGGCGTAGCGCAACAATAGATCCCTGTGCTTGATAGATGTCTTGTACGTCCTTTGATTGCTCCAGCTTCTTATGGCAAGAAGCAATCTCAAAGTCAAGCAGTTCTAAAAAAGCTTCCCATTGATTGTTTGTATTTACAAACGTCTTTAGTTTAGATAGGTGGGGCTTGGACATTTCCACTAAATCCTTGTTCTTGTGGTGCTGGAGGGGTTCCTACACCAATATTACCACCACCACCACCCGTCATATCAGCAACTCCGGGAGGCCCTGCAACACCCTGTGGCGGCTGTCCTGCTGCCTCTGGTGGAGGAGTGGGAGAGTTTTTCTGCATCAATATTGCTTGACGCATAGCCTCATCCATGTTATTAGTAACCTTATCTGGATCTAAGTCCATGCTCTTTGCAATTTCTCTAATGATGTAAGGAAATTTAGCAAAAGGCATTAACGAAGGCTGACTAGCTATTTGCAAAAATTGCATTAAGCGTTGACTTCTAACTTCATTAGCCATCAAGCTTTCAGTTCCTTTTGCACTAACTTCTAAATCACCTTTGATTTCTGGATCAAAGTCAAACTGCATATTGAAGTTGAAGAAAGCTTTACCAATAGGGCCAAGCAAATAATCATCTAAGTTTTTAATAACAGTTTTAATACTACCGCTTGCAGCATTCATCAACATACTAATGCCACTGGCTGTGCGTCCTACACCAGAAACACCTGTCTGTCCGTAAGAGAAAGCAGGAAGTCCTGTAGACTCATCAGCCAGTTGTCTAGCCTTATCAAACAGTTGTAAGTTTTCTTGTGAGACATTGGGAAACTTTGTACCAAACAAAGCTTGACCCGGAGCACCACCCTGTCTTCTAAACACTTTACCGGGATAGACAGACAGGTCTTGACCGGGAACAAGGTTGGTTTCATCAACCTCAAATACAAGGTTGCCAGAAAGAACCGCATTATCCACTGCCATACGCATGAAACCATTCATTAGGGTTTGGGTGTCGTCCATGTTTTCGGCGACACCTACACCTGCTAGAGAGTAGGGGTTTAGTTCATATGGCACAGCATAATAGGGTATCTTTGCTGGCTTAAACGGATTGAGAACAAGTCTCAAAATCTTTCCATTACAGAACCAAATGTTTGCTTGCAATTCGCCAGCATCCGTCATATCTTCTGGAACAGTAATATCGTTCTCTTCAAGGAGGTCAAGATCTACATTACCCCAATACTCCAACACTTCAAAGCGTTCAACACCAAAGTTTGGTGTATAGTCTCTGAGATCGTCTTCCCAATATTTTTTAATGTAGCCTTCGCCTTCAGATATGATTTGATCAATCACATTCTCTCTGAAGTGAGGACGCTTTTTCAACCCTCTAAGCTGAGTGCGGCTCATCTTATGACGTTCAATAACATACTGACACTCATCAGTGTTAGTTGCGTCTGGGTCCCAATAGAAGTTCCATAGGGAAACATGAGAAGCTTCTGGTACAGTTTTAATCAGTGGCTTATATGAACCAGTTTCATCCCAGCTAGCATATTCTTTGTTAACAGCAAAAGGGCCTTTCATAACACCAGTGCCAAACAAAGCCATCTCAAAAGCTGTAGATCTTAAATGCTTAGAAGCACCTGTCTCATCAAGCTGGTCGTGTATTTTCTTTTCCATCTTCTTGGCTGCAATAGTAGCAGGACTAAACGTCATAGAAGAAGGAGTGACACCCGGCCCTGCTTTTAAATTAGGCAGATCTTTGAGATCGTCTTTCATAGATCCCAACATTTGTTCAAGAGCGTCTAAGTCAAAACCTTTCGGAATGTTTGCACTGTTCTCACCAAAAGGAATTTCAGTTGGCATAGCAGGAGCAGCACCAGCAGCAGGAGCTTCTTTAGGGTCTGAATGCACATCAGCCAACACACCGTCTGGTAACACTGTTGGATCTACACTGAGAGGAAATTTATTGTTTGAAAATAACACTTCTGCAATTTGACTGTAAGCAGCTAGCGTTTTTGTCTTGGTAACTTTAATAAAGACACGGGACTTTTCAGTTTCTGTAAATTGAACATCAGGACCATAGATGCCTCTGTAGTTTCTATAAGCACGTAGCCAGCGACTCTCATCTGCCCGTCTGCTTTCCTCTGATCTGGTGTATCGTTCTTGTATATACAAAATTAAACTGTCGCCAGAGAAGCCCTCATCGTCTTTATTCTTTACGTCTTCTAAAGCTAGAGTTTTATCCCCAAGCATTGTTTTATTCTGTGCCATGTTGTTCCTTAATATCCAAATAATGGGTCAGCAATTCTAGCCCCAGAAGACTTAGAAGACGCTGGATTATAATCAAATACACTGCTGCGTGGTCTACTCATAACGCCATATCTAATAGCATCAAATAAATGGTCTTCACCCTTTGTGTCTACGTCCTCTGGCTTCTTCTTATCCAGTTGGATGATAGGAAGCTGAGCAATAGTGTTTGTACAGTTGCTTGTTATAACCATTCTTGGTTGTTCTGTAAATGGGTCAAGTTGTAGCCTTCTATGCAGTTCGTTCTTGCCTGACACTCTACTACCAGCACTTCTATCTGATGGCCTCCATCTACAGCCCTCCATAATCATCTGTTCAGCTAGTGAAGGCCCTGTGTCTCCACGCTTATGCCAGCAACTACTGTCCAAAACACCATATCTAATACCACCATCGTGCTCTTCAGCCCTCAATATCATATGGGCAAGGTCTTTAGCTAGCACTTTGCTAACATAAAGCTCTCTATATATCACCAGTTGCTCACTTGGGGTGACAGCAAACCACACAACAGCACTAAAACTACCATATCCGTAGTCACAGGCCCTGAACTTTGTCCAGTTTTTGGGGATATCAAAGCTATTTACTACATGAATAGCCCTGTTAAACTCAGGAAACGCCGCTCCTTCTGCTACATCCCAATTTCCTTCAAGCAATTGCTTACGTTGGTGTTCCGGCAAGGACAACAACATGGTTTCATAGTCACCACCATCAGCCAAATAGGGGTTATCCGACAGCATTGCAGGAATAAACCGCCTCTTAAACAGCGGTTGACCCTCTCTGCTGTGTCCTATGGGGTAAGATAGTGTCTTACTTGTCTCAATGTCTGTGGCCCAAAAGGACTTTCCAGCAGGAGCAGGGTCAATAAACATCTTCTTAACCCAAGAATGACCCGGCCCACCCGGATTTGTTGTAGCTCTCATAAAAATCTGTAGATCTGAAGCAGGAGTACGTAAGCGAGAACGCATATAGTTCCAAGCAAACGGTGTATGCCACTGCGTCAACTCATCAAAACCAATCCAGCTAAAGGCCAAGCCCTGATATCTCAATACGTCTTCATCTCTGTCAAGGTAAGACATCCAAAGCCTAGCTCCACTAGGAGCTTGCCATTGCATCTTCCTCTCA